TCTTTTGATACCCATCCACAGATAGACAGGTTTTTCTTTTTAGTATTTAGAGAAGTAAAGATATAAACTTCTGATGGATGTTTTAATTGAACATCAAAAACATTATTTATGTAAAAAGGTTTGGGGTCCACAGTCCTATTCATTGATTTTATATCAGCCTTTTTCTCTTTATACATGATATCATAACCACCATCGAAGCCTTTAGGTTCTATTAGCGGAAGCTCTAGATACTGCCTCACCATATTTTCAGATAGAATACCAATAAATTGTTCTTTTGGGCTACCATCGTCTTTACCTCTCTGACCGAAATTGTTTTCTTCTATTAGTTTTTTACTATAATCGTATAACTCTCTTTTGATTGGTAATGTTATCATCTTTTTTTCCCTTGTCCTCTATATTTCTTTACGTAGTTTTTACTTTGTTTATGATTAGAGCTTTTACTTTTAGCATGAACGCCTTTATTTTTCACTTTTTTCTTAAGTGAATATTTAGATTGTAATGTAGATTTCTTAGCCATGATTCAAAAGAACGTATGTAGGTGCAATTTCAGCGATTTCCTCACAAACACTTTCCACTTCTCTCCTCTCCATTTTCCTAGCCAACTGTTTTAATTTAGTGACCTCCCAGCAAAACCTTTGATATTCATGGCTTTGCGTGATATTTTCTTTAGTTTTACTATCATAGACAAAACCATCAAAAACTTCGTATCGTGTGGGGTCGATGCATCTTTCGATAGGATCAAAAACAGAATTACCCACAACAAAATTAAAGATGTCGTGACTATTTACTTTGATGTTGACCTTGTTCATCAAAGTATTATATAAACAGTATGATATATGTCTACTAAACTATTCTTATTCTGCTTCTTATTTTAGAAACATGGCGCTTCTTTTCTAAAACAGAACCTCCCTCTCTGCTCCCTGCCCCATTTGTGTTGCCCTCGATGGTAACTACATAACCACTTGAGTCTGCGTCCTTTACAGCTAATCCAATATGGGAAAAAGTAAATACAACAATATCACCTGCTTTAATATCTTCGTTTGTAGGTTTGCGAAGCTCGACTCCATTTGTGCTTTGTTGTTTAGCCCAGTTTTCAAAATCCCAAGCTCCAGCAGTTCTAGGTCTCTTGAATTTTACATCTTCTCCCTCTATAGCTTCTCTCACAAGCCAACAAATAAAAGCAGCGCACCAAGGCCAACCTTTGTCGGCATCTAACCATGTGGCAGCTTTATATTCATCTACTCTTGGCCCACAATTACTACCATCGACTTCAGAAACTCCTATTTCTTCCCTAGCTAAAGATACCATTTTCTCTGGTATGGTGCCACCAGAAGCTACGGGTTCCTTAGTGGATAACTTGGCTAAAATAGCATTCCAAGTGACAGGTCCATCAGCACCGTCAGCAGATACTCCAAGGAGTTTCTGGACCGCTCTTACTACTTCTTTTTTACCTTTAAAATTCATTATGCACACCTTCTACTAAAACTAGCACACACGGACATCACAATACATAAAACAACTGTTAGTATCATAAAGTTTTTGTAGTCAGTTATTTTTTTATTTAAAATCGCAGCTTGTTCCTCATTGTAATACATTTTTGTATCCATGATATTGTTGATAGCTTCTATTGTCGGGTCAGTCATCTCATACATCGTAGGAACTGATGCTTTAATCAATTCAACATTGTTTGTATTGCCCCATTCAATTAATTGATTCACATAAAGATTTATTTTCTTTTCTTGTTCAAATACAAAATCTGCATACTCAACCTCTTTTGGGGTTATATCCTTCTTATAGCCTTCTAAATATTCATCTTTATATACCCTCTCCTCCTCTAAGGTCTCTACCATTTCTGCTGGAGTTATGACACCGTGAGATGTTTTTACAACCGAATCTACAATAATTACGCCATACCAATCGAAACACATCCCTATTTCCATAATAGAAGACTCTGATTGCCGTGCATTTTCTTTTAGCGTGTTCTGGATATTTTCTGTCAAAAGCAAACCTTTAGTAGCAAAGGCAAAACAGATGGCAGCTAAACAATAAACAATAAACTTTGGTCTCATTTCTTAATAAATTTTTCTGGGTTCTTAGCGAATTTTTCTCCTAACCTTACAATCCCACTAATTACCTCTGGACTAATTACACCTATAATACCATAGGTGATTGCTTTTGTAAGAGATGAAACATCTGTCTGTTCCAATACAAACCAAGCGATGCCAGCAGCAATAGCTGCCGTAGCTACTCTTTTAAATTGTTGTTTTAAAGATAAACCACTGTTCCCAGACAATAACCTAGCAAACATCGCAGCAGCACCAACAAGTGGCACTAACCATCCTCCGTTTAAAAACTCTTTTAAAATAGACTTTTCAGGTTCCATGTTTAATTATTTACACGGAATACAAAAAAAGCCCCCCTTACGGGAGGCTTTTCTTTTATTTTTTTAAAAAGCTTTAATATTAAAACTTAAATGAAGCTCCTGCTCCAATAATCCATTCGTTATCAACATCAAAAGAGGTGCCGTCGAAATCGTTAGTATTATAAGAAGCTTTGGCTCCAACAGAAAGTTGGTCGCTAACTTTATAAGTTGCTTTTACCCCAACTTCTACAGCACTATATTCATCTGCGATGTTTACTGTCGCAAATGGAGTAGCAACAAGTCCAGCCACAGGAGTCTCGATATCATAAGACGCTCCAAGCTCAACTCCGTACCACTCATTATTATCTTCATGCCACACAGTCGCTGTAAAATCTGCGACCCAAGTATAACCCAAACCAACAAAGACTTCTTCTCTATCGCCAAAAACAGATTCTACGCTAGAAATACCAGCAGTAAGATCAAAATCTTGGCCAAACAAAGTAACACCTTTTCCATAAGAAACTCCAAAATCAAGCTCACCGCCATTATCAGTGTCGCTAAGAGCAAAGTCAAAAGCTACAGTGCCTCCACCAACGGGAGCGCCCAACAAAATAGAAGCTCCAAGAGAATCTTCCCTAGTAGCAAGACCTCTATCTGTTGTGAAATTAGAAATAGAAGCTCCAGCTTCGCCCTTAATATTAGAGGCGAGAGTTGTAGCTTCAGAACCTGCGATGCTAAAAGCAACGCCCAATACGGTCATAAGACCAACTAGTAGTGTTTTCATATTTTTGTATTATTACAGTATTGTAATGTTTGTCAATTAAATTTACACATTAAGTGTCACTTTCCTGAATAAATTTCTCTCTCTAGGCGGCGATATCTCGCATCGGAATGCCAAACTTCATCAGTTTGGGGAGTGTATACGCCATCTTTAGTCTGTATCGGAGACCCCTTCGTCAGTCTTAGAGTAGAAGGTTGATAGATGTTCAAATTGTTTACGTTCAGAGTCGAGTCGCTGGCGCAGGAGGTCAGCCCTATCAGCGTCCCAACTAGTGCCAGTTTGCCTAAGTTTTTCAATTTCATTTATAAGTTCGTCTTCTCGTTTATTGTGTTCCCTATGTATGTCATAGTAAAACTTGTTATTTTTAATATTTAAAAATAATTCTAATGATTTTAAAATAGATTTAATTAGCGAAAGCATTATTTTTTTACTTTCTTATTATAATCAAAGATCGCCTCTTCTGGCCCATCTACATCGTCATAAACTTCAGTAACTCGACCACGAATTGTTTTAGCACAATCGATAGCCCAATTGCGAGAACCCTCTAGCTTTGCGCTGTAACCGTGATGATACTCGCCCTTCTTTGTATATACCCTGTAAAGGATAACTTCTTTTTTCATTTGTCTGGTATGAATTGTAGAGAAATATTCCCTACATTTTTTTCGTTATCAGAAATAACTCCATGCAGCAAAACAGATTCAGATAGGAAGTCAACCCCTTTTTCATCAACTAGGTAAGTTTTTTCTCCATCATTAAATTCTCTCATTAAACCGTGAGGGATTTTTTGTGTTTTTCCCAACAGGAGTTCTTTCCCCATCAAATATTCTGTGGTTTTATTTGTTCCTACTACTTTAAATTTAACGGTCATTACGTTTCTATTGCACCAAACTACAGTATTGTTATCGTCGTTAAAAATAATAGCGGTCTTATCATATTTTTCAATCCATTTTTTGTATGGACCTACTTTAAATGTGCGTCTTATTTCGCTTTTTAAATATTTTTTATTACTTTTGCTTAAAGCCTCATAAAATATTGCATGGGTAGCCTTTATTAATTTAGAGCTTCTAACGCTACGCCAGATACCAAATATAAAAGCCACATCAAAACAAAACTCTTCTTCTTTTAAAAAACAAAACCCTATAAGGGTATTCCCCTCTTGTGCTTTATAGACATTGTATGACGAGAATTCATCAAAACTATTTTTTATTTTACAGTCTCTAAGGGTTTTAGATTTTATCGAGCAAAAATCATAAGGTTTAGATTTAACACAAAAATCATAAAAATGCTCCCATGCCTCTGATGGTTCTTTTAACTGTGTAATTTTCACTTCTTTTTAATATTATATAATAATGAAGTGTAAATTAAAATATGGCGGCAGAAGGACAAAATAAAGTAGCAAGTAGCTTGTTAGATCTACAGCCTACCGCTGTATTAGAGCTATTTAGAATTTTCCCTGATAGAATCAATAAGCCCAGCTTGTTTTTGGGGTTTCATGGAGGGGTTGTTTATGACAAGTCAGTGGTTTGGCAAGGGGTTCAATACTTGCCTCTAGCTATTGAATCGGAGGGTTTTGATATATTGGGGGATGGTAAATTAGCTAGACCAAAAATAAGAGTAGCTAACAAAAACAATGTCATCACAAACTTTTTACAGAACTATAAAGACTTTAAAAACGCCAAAATTGTCAGAAAAAGAGTATCAGTTAAATTTATAGATGACGAAAACTTTGAGGGAGGCAACCCATTTGGCACAGCAGATCCTAAAGCAGAGTTAACCGATGAGACTTGGCTAATGGGCAGAAAAACTCAAGAGTCAAAAATATTTGTTGAGTTTGAATTAAACTCTCCACTGGACTTAGAAAATTTTACTGTAAACAATAGGAGTATTGTATCTAAGTTTTGCTATTGGCAATATAGAGGGGAGGGTTGTAGATACGCTGGATTACCCATAGAAAGAGATGACGGCGAGTCTTTTCTCGACCCCACTGGCGGTCCCGTTGTGCCTAGCTATCAATCTCCTGCAAATTCACCTGTCTCATTTTTTGATGATCCTTCGGCGTTATGGGACTCGACAAGAACCTACGTAAAAGGAGATATAGCCATACAAGAAAGCCCCACAATTACGTTAGCTAGTCCAAATCCTAATGAAGCTGGCACACATCTTAAAACAGTCTTTGTGTGTGTTTCTGGTAATAAGGGACAATCTCCAGATGGCAACCCAACTTACTGGCAAAAAGATGGATGTACTAAAAAACTATCGGCTTGCAGAAAAAGATTTAACGATATTGATTTAGTTAGTTTTGTAAATTCACAGGATATACAAAGCGGTTTTAGTGGCGTGAGGATATCTGGAATGCCAAGTGAAGATAATCCATCTATTCCAGCTAATACTGGATTATTTCATTCGACAGTGCAAGGTCTAACTGGCCATTTTACTGGAGCATGGACCATAATGGGTTGGGTGAATGTAAATGTAAATAGCCCTGTAGGGGCAGGGGTTTTTAGCACTTCTCCAAAAGATGATGGTTCATGGCCAAATACTCAATTTTTAAATATTAACTCTGCCACCACATCTAATGGAAGAAATGCTAGAGGCAACAACACAAACAATATATCTGCTGGTTATGTGGGTTATCTTTTAAACAGTAGTGATAGCGATAGTTCTAAAAATGCCTACAGAAATGTAAATTTACATGGAAAACAAGATGGAGGAGATGCAAGGGAATGGGTGCAGTATATCATAACAAATAGCACAGACACTGCTAACTTTATTAACGGTCAAGACAGGGAAGAAGATACTATTATTAAATTTTACGTTAACGGTGTTAGTAAATCTGCCAGCAACGAATCTGATAGGGGCGCGAGCTTATTAGCATCCAACCAAGGTAACTTTGCTAGCTTTGCTGAAAGAACCGCCATGACTTGGGACAAGGACAATAAAAAAGCCCTACCTCAAACTTTTATGCTTGGAGCGGTTGAATATTACCAAGGAACACTAGGTTACGAAAACCCAAACACAGCTTACACGACTTCTATGAATGGATGTATAGGACCGTGGGCGACTTGGAGTAGAACATTAAATGATGAAGAAATAAAATTTTTATATAAAACAATAAGAACACCTAATGGTTCTGTGAATTCTTTTGATTTTGCACCACGCGATTATTATGAATGCACAGGAGAGTTTTTCTCTGGTATAACGGGAGACAGCTTAGTCGCTTGGTGGGACGCAACTATTGGTGATGTTGGAGGTGGCAATATTGGATTGCTAGATATTCATACTGTTGGACCTTATCATTTAACAGGAAGTGGCAACTTTACAGGAATAGAGCAAACATACGCCGAAGCTCCACAAACACTTTTACCAAACCCAACTCCTAAAAATCCTAGATTTGGAGGATTCCCAGGAACTGATGGATTTAGTTATGGCAGAAACGTACAAGTGTAAAGGAGAGGTTTCGGCTCTTCATAAAATAAAAGAGATAGCCCATAAATATTTCACTAAAGAAATATGTGGTTTTCTAGGGTATGATTATGAAAATAAAGAATTTATTATTCAGTTGGAAGATAATGCTTCTGATGACCCTAGATCATATTTTTTAATAAATCCTTTAAGTTACTTAATGTTTAAAGACTCTTATGCTATGGTCGCAGTTTTTCATAGCCATATAGTAGGAGACGAGACTGAATCCGAGTTTGATGTAAAAATGTCTGACAATTGTTGTCAACCGTTTCTAATTTACAGTTTAAATACAAAAAAAATAAATATTTATACGCCCAAAACCATAGAAGCTGATGTAAATATATTAGAAAGGATTAAGGCTGTAAAATGACTCTAATAAAAATACATGGAATTTTGGCGAGGGAATATGGAAGTTCTTTTAAGTTTGAACTACCTAATCCCAAAAATGTATTGGAGGCGATAGATTGCAACAAACAAGGTTTTATTAAAAGATTAATAGAGTTACAAAAACAAGGATTTTGTTATGACATTATTATTAATAAAAAAAGAGTCACTCAAGAAGAGCATATCTCTGGCGTAAAAAACCCTGAAACAATAGATTTGGTGCCAGCTATCGCAGGGGCAGGACCAGCTTTCTTTTTGCCATTAGTTGGAGGCAGCGCTCTATTAGCAAATATAGCTAGCGCATTATTTTTTGCAGTTATTTCATACGCTTTGACACCAAAACCTGAAGTCGAAGCTCTGGAAATTGAAGCTGACGCTTCTAAATCATCATTAATATTTACAAATACAGTAAACGTGGCTAGTCAAGGCTCTCCTGTTCCCATAGGATATGGAAGATTGAAAGTTGGTTCGCAAGTTATTCAAGCTACCATTAAATCATTCCCACAACATCAAACACCCAAAAAAGCCTTGGGCGGCAGTAAGTCTAATCCTGTATTCATAGGCAATAGAGTGGACCCAACGTAATGAAGCATTTACTCAAAAAACTTAGTATTGCTGGGGGTGGTGGTAGTAAGAAACCAAAACCCCCAATTTATAAGCCTCCTGTTATGGGTGAGTTGCAGTATGGCGCTTCATACAGTTATGCAGAAACATTAGATTTGGTCAGCGATGGACCAATTGAGGGTCTTGTTAATGCCAATGGAGAGACTGTAGACGGCTTGAATATGTTGCAGGGTATTTATTTAGATGATACCGCCGTAGCTGTGACAACTGATTCCCCAAGGGAATTAGATCAATTGACACCTTTAGAAACTGAAACAATACAAACCCTTAACATGCAGTTAGATAGCACTGAAGGGGTCACTTATTGTAGTAAGTTTTTTCAAGAATTACAAGAAGCTGATCTTAGAAGCTCTGATGGAAGAATAACAGCTCTAAATTCTAGCACTGCTGGTGGTCTTGACAATGAAGAAGCCTCATCTGCTAGCGATGTAACTATGGTATTTCTTAGAAGTGCATTAACTGACAATGTATATCCAAGAGGTGAATTCGATGAAGGAAGAGGTATCGCAGCAGAACCCCTAGAACCCTTATTGCCATCTACTATATTTGATTACGCTGCTTATATAAGGGGTTTTGTAAAATATAGAGGTAGTGCTGGAGCGGAAACTTTTGAATGGTATTTAAATGGTGAAAAGCAAACTGGCTACAATGATGCTAACGCAGCTTTTAGAGATGATAGTAGACCAAAAGGCACATTAAACAGTCTTTTGTGGGCAGATAGCAATTTAAATTCCTCTAAATTTTTCTTCTCTTTCCAACCCGATTTAAGATACAGATATGAGGGTAGGCCAGATGGAGATGACTGGGTTAGAGCTAACGGAACAGTATTTGATCAAAATGAGCGAGAAATTAATGATTTATTACTTCCAGAGGTAAATACTATTTATGATTTGTATGTAAATAATAACCAAGAAGGTGGCAATTTATTCCAAAGAGATTTAGCTTTAAGAGCTTTAAATAGAATTGGCTTCAATGGTGCTGGAGTTAATAATTTGGTCGGACTTCACTTGGACGCAGCTAACTATGGTGCAGTCATTGCTGTAAAAGTGGAAAGCTCTAATTCTAATCTAGATAAATCTATTGTAGATGGAACAGAACTTTACAATATGACCACCTTCCCAGTTGGATCACAATATGACTTCAATTTAATTGCAGTTATGGAAAATGCTGGGATGAGAGTTACAGACGTAACTTGCCCAGAAATTGATACAAGCGGAACTTTAACAGGAGTGATGCATGGCTTTCTTATAATAGAATTCCCTATACAAGAAGACACTTTGGCAGTGACAGCTAGAACAAATTTTGGAAATGATTATCCTTATGGTTATGCTTACTCATATCAAGTTCCTAGAGAAGTTATAAGCGCCTTAAGTGATTTAAATTCTTTTAAATATGCTAAGACTCTAGAGATAAGAGACCAAATTGTTGAGCAAGAACCTACAATAAATAATATTCCCCCGCCTAGTTTAAAATATAACTACAGTAATGTTTTAGCTGAACTAAAAAAGGGAACAGAACTTCAACAACCTTTTGAATTTTTTAGAAAAGTTTTTATAGATCATCTATATGATAGAGAACTCTTCGGACCTTTTGGGACCGCTAGATCTGATGGCAATCCAAACTCTTTAGGGGATCAAAACAATGCTCCTCAACGGATAATGCCTAACTCTTCTATGCTTACAAGAAGCGATGTTTTGGGCGAGACAGCTACTAATTTCAACACAAGTCTAGAGAACGGTCTACCATTAAATGAAGGAAGCGATGATGAAAGAAAAGATGCCCGTGCAATAACAAGAAATTATTCAGATTGGGGAGAAAATTCTTTAGCGGCATTTAATGAAAAAGCTATTCCTGTTGTCCATACAATATACAACCCGAATGTCGAAGAGGTATTTATTACTTTAGACATAACAGAACTAAAAGATACATTAATTAAAGATGTAAATGATGTCAGGACGGGTAGAGGAGAAGATAACAAAGATATTTCTATAGGGACTACCTTCCCTTCTGTTTTAAATATAGAGGTAGAAACAGGTAAGATAGGAAAAAAGAGTGATGGATCAGAAGGACAAATACCTTTCAGAAAATATACTTACAGGATTGTAGCCCTTATAGAAGGAAACACTTTAATTGATATAGGCAACCCTGATTATCAAGCTACAACTGGTAGAGAATTTATAATAGAACTAAATGGCTCAAATGATAGCTTGAACTATTTATCAAAACCTTTCCAACTACCTGAAACAGTCACCACAAGACAATCTGTTTTAACTTCTGATGGAGAAAGAGGTATAGAGGCTGGTACTATTGAAGAGGACAGCACTCAAAAAAGATATGTCAAAGTAACTAAGCTCTCATATGAATCTAATTCTGTGTTATTGGCAAAAACAGTTTCCGTAAGAAAAGTAACAGAAATAATTGATGTAGACTTACCTTATCCTTTTTCTGCGATAGTAGGTACTAAATTAGATTCTAGGGCTTTTGGCAATATACCTAGAAGGAGTTATGATTGTAAATTAAAAAAAGTTAAGCTACCAAGTAACTATTTCCCTACAAAAAATGGTGTCGATAAAAGATATTATGCTAATCAAGAAGTTTTTGATAATACAACCAAAACAAATAAATTAGTTTATAAAGGAGATTGGGACGGATCTTTCCATGAGGAATTGATGTGGACTGATAACCCTGCATGGATCTTGTATGATTTGCTTACAAGTTCTAGATATGGCATGGGAACTCATTTGGATGTCGAAACTATTAATAAGTGGCAACTGTATAAAATAGGAAGATTTTGTGATGCCGTAGATGACGATGGTTACTTTGTGGGTGTCACAGATGGCAGGGGTGGAAAAGAGCCTAGATTTTCATGCAATATAGTTTTTGACCAAGGACAAAAGATTTTTGACGCTATTAACACTATAGCTTCCTTGTTTAGAGGTAGAACATTTTTTAGTAATTCAGAAATAAATTTTGTAGATGATAGGCCCAGAGAAGCTGTTAATCTTTTTACTAATGAAAGTGTCAAAGATGGACTTTTCTTTTATTCAAACAATAGAAGAGACGAACAATTCAATTGTATAGAAGTTGGTTATAGAGATAGATTTGATAATTTCGCACCCAAAATTGAAGTTGTAGAGGACGAAGAAGATATTAAAGAAAGAGGTATTTTTAAGAAAAAAATAGAAGGCATTGGAATAACTTCAAGAGCTATGGCTCGCAGAACAGCTCAACATCAAATTTTTTCAAAGATAAAAGAAAATCAACAAGTTGCCTTCACAGCAGGATTAGAAACCCTTCTATGCAAACCTGGAGATCTTGTAGTAATTGAAGATGAATTAAAAACAAACAAAGCAAACTTCGGCAAAGTTCTAAGTGTTAACTTAACAGATGAAACTATTAGATTAACAAATGAATTTAACACCACCATGAATACGGGAGTGTTAAGCGTATACAATCCAACAGGCGCAGATTCTTATGAAGATTTAACGCTGACTGCCAACTCAATTAGGCAAAGGTATTATGGTCTTACAGTAACAGGATTAGATACAGCTACTTACGCAAGGTATACTGGAGATTATGGATTTTCAGGATACACAGAAGGATACTCGGAAGCCACAGGTTTAAACGATACTAGATTCCAAGAGTATGCTTTGTATACAGGTTTAAACGAAAGTGGAACTTATCTTTATTTCGAAACAGGAGTAACTGGTTGGATTTTTGGATCTGGAGATGCACAATCTACATATGGTGGAGACTTTATATCTGAATTAACAGGTACTCAAACATTAGCTGATTTAAATACTGGAAAATTAGCAGCTATAAATATGGCTGCGGCTGATAAAAGAGGGGCTGCTGCTATATTCAGCGGTATAGAATCTTTAGACACTTATACGAGAGGAATAACTGTCTCTGAAGTAGACGCTATATCTCCAGACCAAATATCTGTTTTAAATGTCACGGGTTTAGTGGTGAACCAATCATACGGATCATTAATTTCAGGATTCGATAAGCCAGATATTTTACCTTTCGTTAAATTAGGAAGTCCTGCAAAATTTGAAATAAAAGACGCAGACCCCTTCTTATACAAGGTCATCTCCATGAAAGAAGAGGCACCTAATGAATACTTGGTAACAGCCACAAAATACAACACTGGTAAATTTAATTTTATTGATAAAAATATTAGCATCGAAGAAAAAGCTAATACGTTTAGTTATCAAGTAGCACAAACAATTAATGGTGTTACATATAAAACTTTAAGTCCTCCAAGCATTAGTTCTGTAACAACTGGAGTTCCTAACTTAACCGACAAAACATTCACTGTAACAGGATCTTGGTCGGCTGTAGCTGATAGCACAGGCTATAATATGATTTTGACGCTACCAAATGGACAAACAATTAATGATTCAACAACAGCTACCAATGGTGGATTCGACAGATTAAATCAAGTGGGTGTATTTAATTTTAGTGTGAATGCTTTAGGTAATAATGCTGGAGATGGTGGAAACGCTTTCTTTGATTCTGACTACGCATCATCTGGAATATTTGTTGTTTATGATGAAACTTTAACATTTTCTAAATCATTTTTAGATAGAATAACCCTCCTATAATGACTGAAACAGGCTTTACAATATTAAAAATTCCTAAAAACGGAGGGGCGTATGCTTTCGGTTTAGAGGCTAGGAGTCATGCTATAAATTCTACTGGCGCAGGTGGTTACTTAAATGCAAAAGCTGTCGCTTCGGGTTGGCATGATGTAGAATTCGCAACGATAGTAGGCGCTGGAGTTACAATTCCTGTATCTATAGGAGCAAGTGTTCCTGCTAATTTATTTTCAGGAAGTGCAACAGTTATCGGCGGGTCAACTCCAAATGGCGATTTAAGATCTGAAGCTGATGGGTATTTAGGAATTGGAAATACAACTCCTTACAATTTTTTAAAAGGCCAAGAGTATTCTGGAGCTTTCTTCGCTATTTATAAGGGTAATCCTTCAGTTTCCAATTCAGATGAAACAGGAAAGATAGGCATTGGAACCTCCTCTACTGAAATAACAACCAGTGGTTACTATGAGGGAGCATTTACCACTAGGGAAATTTATGAATTTCAACCCTCTTTCACAGTTGACTCCACAGATTTAACAAAAATACCAACTGGAAGTGGAGTTTACACTGATACACCAACTCTACAATTTAATATATTAAATAGGAATGGTCAGGCATTAACCTCTGCGGCGCAGATAGCTGCTGATCCATTTGTTAAAGAGCAAAGAATAAGTATTTTAAATACTGATGGAACTGTAGTTTTTCCCAATTACAGAGTCGGTGGAGACTCTACTTTTACTTTAACTAGGTCTCAAAACATAGATGTATTTGGAACTTATACTAGAAATTTTGGTATTAGGAATGAAGTAGTAAACGAAGATGGTGGCATACACACTAGTGAGTTTTATTTATACGCTAACACAGTTACTTTTGATAAAGTATTTGTTAGATCTTCAGGAGAGACAGTTTTAAATGAAAACTATACAAACCATAGCCCACCAAACACTGGCGGTATAACCAGTGACTCCAATAGGGCTAATGCTATCAAATATTTTAACAACCAACCAGTAAATGAAAGCGGTACTACTGGTTTTATTGAGGCTGATATAGGTTTTAACGAAGATAGCAGTTATGTTGCCCTTGGAGATGTAACTATATGGCAAGGTGCTACTAAAGATTTTGTTACAAACAGAAGCAGTTTAGTTGGCAACTATCCCTTAAACTCTATCCAGCAAGGGCAAAAAATAAGATTAACTGCAAACGATGGTGTACCAGAAGGCACTCCTTTGTTTTTTAAGTTAGCTGCTGATAGTGAAGTAGGTTTTAATGAGGAAATATTTACAATAGGACCAATCACTTTAGAACCAGAGGTTGAAGGGCCAGATTTAAATCTTTATAATCAAGGAGATCAAACTCTCGTAGGGGATTTTACAATCGAGGCAGGTTTGGAGGGAGATGCCGAAGATGGTGGAAACTTGAATGTCAGTGGTAATGCGTTAGGAACAGGAGAAGCGGGTAGATTAACTGGCCCAACAGGTATCCCTTATTTGCTTTCTGGTGACGCAGCAGGAGGTGGCGGCTCTGATACTTTACAAGATGTTGTAGACAGGGGTAATGCAACAACTACTGATATTAATTTCAATGGATCAAAAATTCTTTTTAATGGGGATTCTAATAAATCTATCACGATAGGAGCTGGAGCTAGCGCAGTAACATTAGGTTCAGCTATAAAAGAAATTAATGTAGATAATACAGATACTTTCACTTTATTCCCAAATCAAGGAGTCGCTATTGGAGCTTCTGCCACAATCGTTGGAGCATCTCCAGCTACAGGATCTGCTGTTCTTGGTGGAACTGGAAATATTATTAGTGGTCACTTTAACACCTTAGTTGGAGGAGCTATAAACAAAATATCTGGAGACACACTTGGCTTTAATTTTATTGGTGGAGGATCTGGCGTTGATATTGTCAATACAAAATACTCTGCCGTTGTGGGGGGTTATAATAATGACATTATAGATGGTGGCACCGAAGACGCTGGATTTATAGGAGCTGGTAGAGATAATTTGCTTTCAGGCACTAGTGTTAGCGTTATAGCTGGGGGTCACACTAATAAAATAATAGGTGGAAACAAAAATATTATTGTAGGGGGAGACACCAACTTAATTTCTGGCTCTTTTGACGCAAGCACTATCGCGGGTGGAGTTAATAATAGATCATTCGCTACAATGGGATTCATTGGGGCGGGAGGCACAAATACCATACTTGGACCCAGTAATGCCCCCGCTATTTTGGGTGGAGTAGGAAATACAGCTACAGGAACATCTGCGACTACAGTTGGTGGATCTGAAAATATAGCTAGTGGTAATTTTACTATCGCTGCTGGAAGAAAGGCAAAGGCCGTCCACGAAGGAGCTACTGTTTTCGCAGATGGACAAGACAGAAATCATACTTCTAGTGGTGACAATACTGCTACTTTTGATTTTGCTGGTGGTGTTCATGTGCCAACTAGTGGGATGTTCGGACAGGGCTTGTTCGTTAGCGGTGTCCCTGTCCTGACTGGTGAGAATAACCCAGCAGAAGCTGATACTTTACAGACTGTTACTGATCGTGGTAATACTACAACGACTTCTATAGTTTCTACTGGACCGCACATCTCTGGAATCTCTGGATTGTTTGGCGATAGGGTGGGCATTGGAAACAATAATCCACAAGATTTCAATAGTGAGGGTAATAGACTTGTCGTTGGTGATGGGTCGGCAGCACAAGGCATGACGATCTTTGCTGGGACTTCCCATAGCGCGAGTTTATATTTTGCTGACGGAACGGTTGGATCAGCCGCTTATCAGGGTTGGGTTCAATATAGACATGGCAATAGCAGACTAGACTTCGGAGCAGCGGGAGGTAGGAGAATGTCTCTTGATGGAAATGGTCTTGCTATTGGAGATATAACTAGTCCTAGTGCAGAACTAGAGATATCTTCATCAGCAGCTACGATAAGATTAACAGATTCTGATTTAACAAATCATT